TACGAGTATTATTATTAATGAATCTAAAAGTATGTTGATACTTTTTAAGGTAGTGTGATCCACCTACATCAAAGGCAAGAAAGAATACAAAATCAGAATCCATGATTACATTTCTTAAAAATGCATTTGGAATATGAGTCATGTCTTCGTGTATATCATTTGCAATATCAAACTCCCTTACAAAATAATCTTTCTTACGAAGATACTCTGTAAGATATGCACCTATCTGTCCACTTGAACCAAGAACAGCAACTCTTTTTTTAGTCATACTTTTTCAAATACTCCTGTTGTGAATAATATTCCAAAAGGTTTTGTTTATTCATAGTTTGAATTTTTTCCCATTCACCCATATTTGATTTCATATGTGGATTAGAGAACCAAGAGTTTTCTCCTCTTGCATGTTCAAGATGATAAACGTAATTATCAATTCTCTCTACATTATAACCCAAAGTTTTAAATCTGTAAAATCTTTCTTTATCTTCTGGTGCATATGCTTTGAAATTCTCATTTTCCATACCACCTTCAATATATACTTGTCTCTTAAAAAATTGAACCCAACCAAAATCTGATGTATGTGTTTTAGAAACAGAATCTAAATGTGAATAATCAGTTTTATCTAGAAAATTAGAAACAACTTCATCTGTTGCTGCTACCTGTTTCTGATACATTCCTTGGCCATAAGGATATACAACATCGCACTTACCATCCATAATATTATCGTATGCAATTTTGTATGATTCTTTTGGGAGTATCGCATCACAATCATAATTTACAACTATGTCTGTATCTGCTTCCATTATCATTTCATTTAAAACTCTCTGTCTATGAAACAAAGGTTTATCACTTTTCTCAAAAATAAAATTAAAGTTTTTCCATATACCATTCTCTACAATATCATCCAAGATTGGCATTGCCTGTTCTTCAAATATAGATTTAGAATCTACTTCTTTTACTATTATATTAGTATTAAAATTTTCTACTAAAAATGCAATGATTGTTATCACATTTCGAAGTCTATCCGAAGATTCAATTCGAATAGGAATAATAAAAGTGGCTTGAGATAGATCAGTTTTCATCAGGATATTTTCTATGTGGAAAAAAGTTAGAATACTTTTCTGTAACGTATTTTAATTCTTTACTGTTCATCAACCATCCACCCTCTGAATGCTCATAGACACAATCATAATTAGAAGTAGAATTACTACTTATTCTATCATCATGATCTCGATTTGCAACTAATACTTCTGGTATTATACATGGTTTACCATTATTCATTCTCATTCGATGATAGAAATCTACATCTAATAGTAATTTTAAATTTTCATCAAACTCAACTTTACATTCGTTTAAAAAAGAAACTACAGATGGACTACTCAGTAAGTTACGCCCTTCAAGAGTATGCTCTGTCCAACGAGGAACACGATGATCATATGTGTTTACACCATCTTTAGTTCCACAAAAACCACTAAATGCCCATTTACAATTAGTCGTTTCGTAAGTATCATTAATAATTTCCAATGCTTTATTATCAACGATAACATCATCAGAAAACATCATTTTAATTATCTCTCCTTTACATTCATTCAATCCCACATTAATATTTTCACATGGGATATCACCTTCATATCTAACATATGTAAACTCAAAGTCATCAGAGTATTCTTTACATACATTTAAGATTTTATCATTTTTACTTTGATCAGATATCACAATGTCAAAATCACGAAAGGTTTGATTTTTTAAAGAATCCAATAAATCTCTCATCCACTTAGGGCCATTTTCTCCTCGATCATGCGTTGGAATTGCTATACTAAATTTTGGCATCATATTCTCTCCCAATTTTCTGGAACAATATCACTTTCATCAAGATTAGCTTGAGATCCAAACCAAACCTTTGGAGCAATTACCTTTTGACTTTCTGCTAACCATGCACCCCACCAAGAAAATGATGAGTTTGCAACAATGTGATATTTACATAAAGATAATATACACATATCAATAATATTATTTTTAGAACTAGAAACTAAAAATCTATCTGATTCAAATAAACTTTGATTCTCACACCACTCTGGATCATCAGATACAATTATTACTTTAACATCTGGAAGTTTTTTCAATGCTTTTTCATAATATTCTAAAGTGCATAATGGATGATAATTTTGTTTCTGAACATAATCTGTTCGACGTATATGAAGTCCAATATATTCATTACCTTCAAAACATTCTTTACATGGTTCTAACCAATCTTTTTTAAAAGTAAAATCTTTTTTTACTTCATCCTCGATATGTTTAAAATATTTTTCTGTTTGAAAGAAACCGTAAAGACTAACATTATCTTGACAATTTTCAAATAAATTTTTATCAAATGTATATGTATTTTCCTGAACATATTTTCCAGAAAAATTATCTGCTACACTTGCATCTGGCATTTCAAATGCTATGAATAATTTATGTTGATTTTCTTCATCATAAAAATCTATTTCTGTTTTTGGGCCAGACGGTATACAAAAATCATAATTATTTTTTCTTGCTATACCTTTGAGGGCAGCATACTGAAACATTTGATTTCCAAATCTTCCATTTTTTCCCAATCTATCAAATCCAATCATACTACAGGCCAATCAATTACAGTTCTAATTTCTTGATTATATTTCCATATCTCTTTAAACATATCTGCATTCAAATTATGTGATTCCATTTGAACTATCAATGAGTTTAAATCTTTAGGAAAACAAGTTCCACCAAAACCTCTGTCATTATCTATACCTGGTACTTGAGTGTGGGAATTACCTATGCGACTATCAGCAACCAATCCTTCCCGAACCACATCATAATCCATTCCAACTGCTTTGCATAAATCGTATATCTTATTAAAATATGCAACCTTATATGCTAAAAATGTATTTGAGAAATATTTTATGGCTTCACTTTCATCTGAGGTGGTGATGATACTTGGAATATGTGGGAAATATTTTTCAAACATATGGACAAAATCAACACAAAGATCCATGTCACCACCAACAATATTTCTTTCATTGTTAGCAAAATCTTGAATTGCATTTCTTGCTGTCAAAAATTCTGGATTATGAATTGCATTATGCCTCTCATAATATTTTTTTGTAGTTCCGATTGGAACTGTAGATTTAATAACAAATGTTCCAATTGTATGCTCTGGTAGATCATCAAAAAATTTATCTAGTATGGTTAAATCACATTCACCACTACGCTTCATTGGAGTTGGTAAACATACAAAGATAAATTCTTGATTTATAACGTCTCCCAGACTATTCAAAGATCTATTTTTATCAACATCATAAACCTTGCATGGAACTTTATCTTTAAAATTTTGATGAACTGCATTACCCACGAAGCCATTACCAACAATTCCAATCATGATTCTAAAGTAACTCCTGGTGGTAAACGATAATGAAATCCAAAAGGAGTTATACCCTCACATTCTGGAATTCGATTCTCTTGTGAAAATCTTACTGCAACATTAATTGGAGCAAATTTACACCCTTCTTTCTCATATATATGCCGATTATGGACACATATATTTCCATCCTCATGATAATTTACCACACCTGATGGCATCTTATAAAAATCACTATTATTAGTTTCCCAAGGAACATCTACTTTAGTAGGAACCTCTAGAAGTTTTTTACTTCTTAAAGAGAATCCACCATTACCAACCTGATGATGATTACCAAATGGATCAATATATGAGTCTTTGACAATAGGCCAAGGTGCTCCAATATAATCATAATCTAACCAAGACTTTTCCC